TCGAACATCGGCGCCAGCGGTGCGCCGGTGCGGGTGTCGATCATCGACGGCACCCAGTAGGCACTGCGGTTGATGGTGCCACCGCGGCAGGTGCTGTTGCCCGTGGATGCCAGACTCTCAGCTGTGCTGTAGGCGTCAATCCAGGTGTTGCCGAAGAAGGTGTGCAGGTGGCTCTTGCCAGGCTGGCCCGGGTACACGATCGGGTCATCGAACGCGTACTTCACTGCCTGACAGCCAGTACGAAAGGCTCCGATGTCGGAAGAAGGTGCGACCTCCGTGGTTGGGATCAGCATGTCTTGAGACCAACCGTCCACGGGATTCTGCGTCAGCTTCTGCGCAAGCGTCATATTGATCTTGACGAAAGCTGAGCCTTGGTTCTGTGGCGTGGGCTCACTCGCTGCAGGTGGCACTGGTGGTGCCACAATGATCGGCGGCACCGTCTCAGCCGTGCCAGCAACCTGGCAATCTGTCTTGTCATTGCCAGGCTTCGGATCAGCCACTTTCAAGAAAGCCAAGCTGCAAACACCAGCCCCTGTGACACTCACGGGCTGAGACCATGAATCAGCCCACAGCACGCCGATGCGCACCTGACGCGTGCCAGTGACCGTAAAAGCTGCGCCGGCCTTAGCCAATGCTGCCCACGAAGTCACTGGAGCAGGTGGCAGCGTGCATGCACCTGTCGGCGCACTGGCCGGCGTTTGCGTAGCAGTTTGTACACAAGTTGAAGTACTAACTGCCCAGGCCGTTGTGACTCTGTAGCTGCCGATCAATGGAGCAGCACATTGCACAGTGTCCACAGAGCTGGCTGCAGCTGGCGCGCAAGCCACGCTGATCGCTTCCTTGCACATCCACGAGCCCTTGGGTCCGCTCGCTGCCACGGCTCGGCATTGACCTTGCGCATCAGGTGGTGCGAAAACCTGCCTCGCTGCGCCCGTACCATTCCCGCTGTATAGAGCGCTCTTGGTCGTGGTGGTCACAGTCTGTGCAAGCACAAGACTTGCAGTCAGCAGCGCAATGGCTGCTGCGAGATGTTTGATCATTTGGTTTCCTTTCAGTCGTCAGGAAGCACCGGTTCTGGGTAGCACCGGCAGTTGTAGATCTGACCCGCATGAGTGCGGGTGCCATCAGAGAGTCGAGGCGTGGAGTCCCAGCGGACGTACTTGCCCTCCATCTCTGCATGTGAATCGCGAACGTCTCCGTCTCCTGCCGTGCGCCAGATATAGCCCTCTGAACCCACATAACGAGCCCTGGCTTCGGTGAGCAGAGAGCTTGCCCGAGCGACCTCGGTGCGAGCAATCAGGGTGGCGCGGCTCTTCGTCACGCCCTCCGTGTTCATGATCTCTTTGGCAATGGCATCTGCACGCCGACCGGTCGTCAGCGCCTCGACTGTCAGAGCGTGCACGCGTTCGCCGGCCTCTACGGGCAGGCTCTTGATCAGCGTGACCTGCTCATTCAACAGCATCGTGAAGGCCTGGCCCGTAGGCGCATACATGATCTCGTTGCGCAACTCGCGGCCAATCTCCTTGCCGGCTTGCTTCCATGCGCGTTCGTTGCGCCGATCAACATCAGCGAGCATGTACTTCGCAACGCTGCTCGCCCACGGCGTGATGGCCTCAGCATACTGATCAAGCAACCGCTGCAGCAGATCCGGCCTTGCCACCTTGCCCTCGGGCGCATGCCCTTTGACGATTGTGCCGATCTGCCTGGCCAAAGCTCTAAGCTGCGAGTTGTAGCGGGACTCGACGCTTTGGGCTACTTGGAACTTCCCCCGCTTGCCCTTCCTGTCCAGTCTCATCACCTTCTCCTTCATTGCCCATCAAGCCGGCCATCTGCTGCTCATCCATTGGTGGCATCACTTCGTCATCGGCGGCGTTGATCATCTCTTCCGTGATGTTAGTGAAGATGCCAGTCGTGCGCGAGGATTGACGCAGCTCACGCAGAGCAGTCTGCCGGCCAATGATTCCGCCGTCATAAACGGAATTCACAGCATCGGTCGTCGTCTTGGCAATGTTTGCCTTATCCGCATCACTCAGCTCCCACAGCGAGGTGAAGTCCACGGCGAAGTTGTCGGGCAGCTTGATGCCTTCCGATGCGGCCGTGGCCTTGTAGACCATGCTCACGCCATGATGCAGTGTCTTCTGCTGCTGCTGCTTGATATGGTCGTAGTAGGTGCGCAGATCGCTCTCACCTGTGCTATTCAAACCTGCAGGGCTTTGGCCGAAGAGCCTGACCAGTGGGATCTGCAGCGCGCCTGAAAGCTGCTGGCCGAATTGCGTAAGCGCGTCACTCAAGCCGGAGAAAGCACTATGCCCTTGGACCTCGAACTCATCCTCGCCATCAAGCAGCGTGATGCCTTCGATGTTCTGGAAACGGCGCATCATGTCGACCTGCGCAATCAGCCCTTCCATCGCCTTGCTGTTGCTGGCGATGATCTCGCGCAGGCCCTTGATCTTCAGCGTACGCAGGTAGCTCTTGTAGACGAGCTGTGCAGCACCCGTAGTAGCAGAGTCGAACGCGACCATGCGATCGTAGAGCCGCTCAAGCACCGAGATACCCCACAGGTTCTCTGTCATCTTCTGCTGGTATGGGAGCTGGATGCCCTCATGCCTGAAGGCCACCCGCGAATGATGGATTGCCTGACCACGCAGAGCCGGCGCGTTCGCCTGCACCCGGTAATACTTCGGCAGGCCGAGATGAGGGCCGTAATCCGTCACGAGGTCTTCGAGGGTGGGCTCGACCATCCAGCGATCGAGTGCAATCAAGCCCTTGAACTGATCCCGGCCGATCGACTCAAGTCGCAGAGGTGTGCGCATGTCCTGGCCATCCACCAGCATGACCCCCAGGCAGCCGCCGTAGAGACTGCCCCACTTGACCACCTCATTGATGGAATTCCATACGGCAAGCCGAGTGATGCAGTGGTCAAGTCGCTCTGCATCATCAGGCGGCAGCTCGGTTGCGTAATCAATGCCGGCCCGGGTCATGTCGTCGGCCTTCAGATCCACGGCCACCCCACCCAGCCAACTGCCGCGATGAATCCACTCCAGCATCACGCGGTTACGTGTGACCGGATTGAATCCGTAACTGCTGCTGGTGAGCGCATTGTCTGCACCCAGGCCCATACGCTGGTTGAAGTTGTTGAAGCTATCCAGCGCCTTGACACTTGTGCCCGAGGGGTTGAGCTTCGCAGAGCGCAGCTTGAGGTCAGCCGTGATAGCCGCTTTCACTGGACCTTTGATCGAGGTGCGTGCCATGGGTCAAGTTCCTTTCGTTGTGGGTTTCAGGACCCATCGCAGCCACAAGAGTCTGAATCTTTGCCCTTGCCAACGCTCGCCTGGCTGAGTTTGGCTTCCTTGCGTGCCTGAGTGGCAATCTGGAGTTGCTTGTTCGCACTCTGCTCAGCACTGCGCGCTGCACCTGTGGCTCCCTGTTGCTTGTAGTGCTGCACCTGTTGTTGAAGCTTCTTTGCCTTAGCCTCAGCAGCCTCGGCCACCTTGATGCGTGATGCAGCTTCAGCAGCCGAAGAGGTAGCCGATTTGGCTGCTCCTGTCGCGGCACGCTGCACGGACTGAGCAGGCCCGTGCTTGTGACCGCCACCCCCACCAGATCCGAACTGGCCGTTTGGTGAGCGGGGATGATCGCCTTCATTGAAAGCATCTTGATTCAGATGCACGTGAATATGATGTGCCATGGTTAACCCCTTTGTGAAGTGCAAGAACTGGATGAAAACTTCCCGGCAGCCACTTAGAGAGCCGGGCGCCCTGTTGCTTCGTTGACGGCTTTGCCACCTGCCTGCAGATGCTTTGACACGGCATTGCGAAATGCAACCACCTGGGGATGAATGCCCAGTAGGTTCACATTCTCAACTGCTCGCCAATCACCTTTCGTTGCTGCAGCCTGAATTGCCTTGATGGCACGTTGAGCATTTGGACCCGGCAAGTTGGGCGCGGTTGGCCTCTTGGTTTTACTGGCACCACCTCCACCTGCTCCGAACTTGCCATTCTGAGCGCGAGGGTGATCCTCTTCGTTAAAAGCATCCCCATTCAGATGCACGTGGATGTGGCGGCCCATGATCAGGTAGCCGCCAAGATGCCGGCCGCGTTCTGCGTGACCGTCAGCGTGTTGCCGTTGGTAGTGGCAGGGATGTCGGCCGGCGTGTTGTCCCCGAGGAAATGGCCTACCAAAGGGTTCACCTTGGCATTCAGGGTGCCGTTGTAGTAGACGTAGGCATATCGCCATGCTGGGATGGAGCCACCTGCCGCGGTCCAGACGGCCGGGGCACTCGTGAACTTCACAGTGCCCCCGGATTGGCTCAGCACGACGCCTGTCAACGCAACGCCACCCGTCACATAACCATTGCCGTTGGCAAGCTCGTTGGCCAGATCGGCAAGCACCTCATTGGTCGCGTCGTTGGGTGCGAACACGTTGGTCAGCAGCAGCATCTTGAAGTTGGCGACATTGGCGCCAAGGATGTTGGTTGCGCTGAAGAAGTTGAGCTTCGCCAGATTGGGGAAGATGTAGGGACCGGATGCCATATAGAGTACCTCAGGTAGTTGTGAAGAGAACGCGGCGTGGCCGCTCGAAGAAGAACACGACTTTGGGCGCAGCAGGTCTTATCAGCCCGAAGCGCAGTGCGTGGTAGTAGGTTGCGTAGTTGCGTTCGAGTCGAGCGTGCGAATCCTCCAAACGGGCTCGCCAGCCTTCCAAGGAGTCGTCGCTCTTGTCGTTGTTGCAGCGGCGGCAGGCCGGCCATAGATTGTCGATCGTATGCCGGTCAGGATGGCTCACTTCGCCAGTAGACACTGGACGGAAGCTTCCTGGCAACCACTTAGAGAGCCGACCCACTGGAGCCATATGATCGGCTTGCCAGCTCTTGTCAAGCACTATGCCACAGTAGCTGCATCGACCCCGGCACTTCATACGCACAAGTTCACGCTCTGCTTTGCTCAGAGCCTTCACGCTAACCACCTACCGCAGCTGATTGCTGCCCGAGCCGCTCCCACATGCCAATGGAACCCGACCGCTGGATATAGCCATCCAGTGAATAACGGATCGCATCCCAGCAGTGATTGTGCTTGTCGATCACGATTGGCAGCACGAGCGGCTGTCCCTTCTCATCGACTGCATGCGGGTCTGTTTTGTAGCGGTACATGCGCGACTCTTGTGCCGTGTACTTGCAGCGCTCGTGAATGATGATCTCGTGAAAACCACGCAGATGCGTAATGCCATCCTTCACGCTGCCATCCCACTTCTCAGCTCCCGAGATGGCAAAGGCCTTGCGTGCCAGATGCGAGATGGTCTCGGGTCGAGCGCAGTCTGCCTTGATAGGCCAGTCGCGTGAGCCAGGCACGGAATCGTAGAACTCAGGCATCTCATCCAGCTCGACATGATGCCCATAGGCCTCGTACTCGATGAAGAGCCTACGGAAGCCCTTGCCGAGTGATTGCTCATCAGGGAACTTGTGATTCTCCAGAATGAACGAGCGAATCAACGTAGAAGGGTCGGCAGCAAAGCCGAAGTCCGCGCCCAAGTGCAAACGCTCTGCCTGCTCCCACAGATCATCAGGAAATAGAGCCGGTCCAACTACACGAGTCTTGCCGTTGAAGATGACTGCATTACTCTTCTTGAGCGGAAAGCCTTCCCAGATGTGCAGGTAGAGATCGAAGTCGAGGTCTCTATCAGCTTGCATCTCAGCACGCAGCACGGCAGGGAAATACGGATTCTCATCGTAGTTGATCTTCTCCACGATTTGCCACGTATCGTAGCCACCCTGTGCCAGTAGCTCAGGGTCGACTACTGGGCTGCGCATCACGAAGCGCTGGTGCGTAGCATCGATTTCATCCACGAGGTTGTAGCTGACCCAGATCTCACTGCCTGGCTTGCGAATCGTGGGAATCAGCACGCGCCATGAGCCTGCCGAGACTACGCTCGCTTCCTCAGCCCAGCAGATGTCGACGCCTTCTGTGGAGCGGATTGTGTTCTCGTTGCCGTGGAGGCCCATGAAGAGAAACTCAGCACCACTCTTGCTACGGATGCTCTCACCCGTGACGGTGAACCAGCTGCTCATGCCCAGCCGGTAGATCGTGTCCTTCAGCAGCTTGTGACTCGAATGCTTGATCGAGGTCTGGTATTCACGCACGCAGAGGATACGCAGCGGCAGTGCAGCCGCCATCCGTATAAGCGCTTCAGCAATGGCCCAGGACTTGGCAGAGCCACGGCCACCCCAGTAGACCTTGTAGCGAGCCTTGCGGTAGTAGAGCTGACTGAGCCGGTGGGCTCGGTTGAGTACGAGGCTGTGCTCAGTTGCTAACGGATCGAAGTCAGGCAGCTGCTCTGAGTCGGACTCGTTGGCGCGGAGCTGCGTGCGTAGCTTCACTCTCCTGGCCTTCTCCGACAGGGCCAAGGCTAATGCCTGCCTCGGTGGCAGCGAGCGCAATGATGTGATCAAGCTCATCGTCAGATACTCCCGTAATCACTTCCACCGTACTGATCTTCGGAGCGAAGTACGGAGCACCAGCCTTAGCAGCATCCTTGCGTTCTTCGAGCGAGGGGATTTGATATCCGGTGATCTCTACAGTGATCTCTCCCGAATCAACATCGTAGCTGGCCTTCTTCACAGGCTGCGGATTCCCACGGGCGATACTGAGCAGAATCTCGTGGGGCAGCTCACCTGTCTCCTGTGCACGCAAGCGAGCCTCCTTTGCCATCTTGCTGACAGCACCAACCGGACGGCCTGCGCCTTCTCTCTTACCGCCAGCCATGATAGGCCCCGTATTGTGATTTCATGATTATGTATCCTTGGCTTATTGATGTGGGTCTGTGTTGCGTGTAGCTACGTAAGTTGACTTTTATTACGTAGCTACTTGGATGATCGCCGCTCCCAGCATGCCGACCCTGCCCGGGTCGATTGGCACTGGTTTGGTATAAGCGGTTCGATCATCCAAGTAG